ACAGCTTGCCATCGACCTCAAATTCGTTGCCAACCACGCGCACAACCGGTATGTAGTCGCCTGCCCAGTCGCTTTTTTCCAAAAACTCGTAGCCGTTGGTCTTGCACCACTTGACCCGCTTGGCGTCTACTTGACGAGTACGCACGGGTTTGACGCCCATCTGCTTTAATTGCTTGGCTTCGGGCGAACCTTCGAAAGCCGTGATGTTGCCAGGATACAGGTGCAGCGTCGCTTTTTCATACTCGATGTAGTAATACTCGGCAATACGCACCGTGTCTTCATTGATCCAGATGCTGATTGACTGGTCGCCAATACCTAGCGTTTGCAGGCTGGAAATAGGCGACGCGTCAGGGAACAGGCGCTCGTATTCTTCGCGCTGCAAGTCTTCCGTGATGAAACACCACTTAGCATCTGCGCCGCAGGGGTCTTGAATGGTCGGATCCATGTAGACCGAAAACGAGTTTCTCACCCGCATGATCTTGATGTCTTGATCGAAGGTGGTGTCGTCGCAGTATTCGGTAATGATGCGGATGTAGCCCTCGCCGTAGCTTACTTGGTTCTCGCAGGCGGTGTCGTAGGCGACGTCGGCGTCAGAGATGTACTCGATGTGCCTGACCATGCCGTTGTAGATTTCGGCAACTTGGGGGTCGGCGCGGTCGTCAGCGGGTATAACTTTGCCGCTCGGACGGTTTTGTCTTTGGTCGTTCGTGACTTGTCGGACATGCTGGGGCAGCTTGTTAATGGTCAAGCAAGGGCGGGCGTTGATCGTCTGCCCCTGCACTGCGCCACGGGTAGCCAAGACGTCTGCTGGCCACTGCCAGTGGTTGTCTGGCGAGCCTGCGTAGAAGCGCAGGTCATCTAGTTCATCTTCACGGGACTCAGACAGCGCGGAGAGCGTCATTTGCAGACGCGTCCGCATGGTTGCCAGCGTGTCGCTGTCGCTCTCGTCACCCTTTTTGGTGGGTGGGTTACCGCCGATCGCAGTAACTTTAGCAGCCGAATTTATGCCGGTGTAGTCCATTTATTTCGTCTTTGGTTGTGGTCGCGCGTTATAGTCACGCAAATCCTGCTCCATAATGCCATGCAGGCGCTGTTCAGCAGCCAACGCTTCATCAACGGTCGAATAACGAGGAAACTTTATGCCGGATTTTATGGCAAAACGCATGGCTTGGGGAATATCTCTGACCTGCCCGTGCCAGTAGGTCGGCAAGATCATGTGGCCACCGTCGGCGCCTACAACCGACCCTCTGAACGTCGTGATTGACCCGTCAGGGTTTTTCAGCCCCCGGCCTTGCCACAGGTTAGACCTATGGTAGTCAATCACCGCTTGTTCGTCGGGCGATAGTTCCATTACTTCATCTTTTTCGCAGGTTTGGCAGCGGCACGTTTGGTCGCATACGCGATGGCCACGGCCTGTTTCACAGGCTTGCCAGATTGTACCTCGGCCTTGACGTTTTTACGAAAGGCTTCTTTGCTTGATGATTTAACGAGCGGCATCTTACTTCCCCTTTTTAGCCGTCTTAGCAGACTGCTTAAAATCTTTCGCGGTTGGCGCGCCTGCCGAGCCGGGCTTCCTCATCTTCTCGCCAGAGCCCGCCTTAATGCGCTCGCGTTTAGCATGAATGTTTGCGTAGAGTCCTGGTTTAGTAGCCATTAGCATTTCCACCTTTTCAAAGCTGCTTTCGCTCGTTCGCCGTCTTTAGCCTTGGCCGCCACGGCACCCATTCTCGCGCAGAACGACTTCTTCCTACCCTCGTCTGCCTTCGTCTTCGGGCTCGGTGCCGGCGCCTTCAGATTCGAGCCCGTCTCGCGGTTGTACTTCTCCCGCCCCTTGGCTGTTAGCCCCGCGCCTTTACTGACCGGTAGCTTCTCGCCCCGGCCTACACTTAACGACACACTCTTTTTAGTTGCCATCTTAGTGCCCCATCCATCCAGTTGCTACTGTCGTCTGCTGGTACCCTCGCGGGGTTGACCGTGCCGCCCGTTCGTAGCTTGATTCACGGGCAGCTACCGGGAACGCGAACGTCACTGCCAGTGCGTCGGCTGCGTCGGGTGAGGCTAGCCCTCTCGACTTCATCTCTTTCTTGCCTTCCAGATAGATCGTCCCCGACGAGTCGGGCTTTTTCATCGGGCCAGTCAGGTCGGCTTTTAGCTGCCTATCGTTGGGGATGCTGGCTGTTTTTAACCAATCCCGCATCGCGCCCCACATCTCAGCACGCTTGTTGCCCCACATGACGGGTTTGCTCGACTTCCATCCGAAGTTCACTCCCCGCACCTTGTAACGCTGTTCTTTTAGCCTGTCAAGTACCCCGTAGCCCAGACCACCTTCGTCGATCACCGTCAGTGCTGGCCGGTACTCTTCGATGGCGTCAATCACCCGACCAACGGTTGTCATGGTGTCCTCGCCGTGGTACCGCTTGATGGCGATTAGATCCCGTCCTTGCCGGACGACGATGACGGTTGCGTCCGCGCCGCCGCGAGCTGGGTCAACGCCGACAACAATTGGCGCCGTCTCGTCCTTGTAGCGTGGCCTTTGGGCGGCATCGTCGACAGCAGACGCACCAATAAACTGATCTTCGCCAGCCGATGGGAATTCACCGTAGACCTCAACCCTAGCCTGTGGCGAATCCTCGCCATACTCCGCAATGATCTGCTCATATATCTGCTTGTCCGTGTCCTCGACCGTTCTGGAGTCAATATTCTCCGTGTGCCAGAAGTTACGCTTGGCGTGGAAGCACTCGTAGAAGTAGCCTTGATTACGCCGTGGGTTACTGAACGCGAACCAGTACCGGTCAAGGATCGGTTCCGTAAAGAAGCCCGCACCGACCGACCAGATGCCGTCTGGAATACCGGACGCTTCGTCGAAGATCAGCATCATGCCGTCGTGGTTGTGAACACCCGCGTAGCTGTCGGGATTTTCTTCCGACCACAGTTTGCCTTCAGCCGCCCAGTAGCGCGTACCTTTTTTCAAGTCCCGCTCGACCAGTTCAGTTAGCCACTTAGCGGGAACTAGCTTAGTTGCGCTGATCTCCCACCAGTGGTTGTTAATGACCATCGCCTGCCACTTAGTCAGCTCACCCCATGTGACCGACCGCAGCTGCGCTTCACTGTTGGCGCTCACGATCACGGAGGAGCCTATGCGGGTGGTCAGCATCCACAGGATAAGCCAGCTGACTAGCGCCGACTTACCAATCCCTCGACCGGACGCAACCGCAGTACGCAGCGCGTCCATGTCGATCTGACCCCGGTTGTTTCGGATGTGGCTGGCTATCCTGCGCAGTATCTTGCGCTGCCAGGTGCGCGGGCCTTTAAACTTAACCAGTGGTGTGTTGGGTTGCCCCCACGGGAACGCGAACAACACGAACGCCTCGGGGTCGTCAGCGATGGTCGGCGCCCAAAGGCGCGTCATTAGGAGCTGCTCGCCCTCGGCGTCATAGATCGGCTGTTGCGCCATTATTTACCTTGCAGTCGTTTCAAGTCTTGCAGGTGGTCGGAGCCTATAAAGTACACGCCTTTGGGCTGCGACAGCAACCAGCGTTGACGGTACTCGTTGGCTTTGTTGGCCATCTGGCGTGCGGGCGTGTCGTCAGACTCCCACATGTCGCGCTCGCCTCTATCCAGAAACGCAGCCACGTTTTCCTTTGACGCCGGGCGCTGGGCTTCTTGCAAGAACTCCGGCCCCATGTTTTGCAGGAAAGTCGCCAAGGTCTTGCTATCAAACTTGCGGTCTTTAAAGTACCCGAACTTGTCTTGGTTCTCCAAGATGCTGTCAAATATCGTCTTGTCGCTAGGCAGTATGTCTTTTTGCTTGTTTACGTCCGTGTTGGTGAACAGCGTAAACAGGAATTCTGACGGGTAGCCTTTGACCGCCTTAGACGCCGCGTCGTCCCACGACCCTTTATACGACACGCCCGGCAGCTTGTCGCCGCCCGTGCCTTCGTAGTACGCGCCGTATTGCGCAGCGTCTGCCTTAATGCGGGAGGGTAACGTCATGGGTTCGCCATGCACTTGCCCAACAAAGGTCACGCCGGGGCGCGGCGAGTAAGTTTGTATTGGCGTAGTGGGTGTGGTGGCGTAGTCGCCGGCACCGACTGCTTGACGCAGTACATTAACCGACGGTGGCGCGAGTGCGTTCAGTGGCATTTTCCAGATACTCCGGTTGCTGTTCCGTAATCAGTCCGTCCAAGACGCGCTCTTGTGCTTGTTGCAACGCCTGCGTGATGCTGATCTTGTTGGTGATGTCGACGCTAATCTCTTGGCGGGCCGTCCAGCCGTGGGCGTGCTGCAAGATAGCTAACGCCGCCTTGCTGTCGCCAGCGCGGGCTGCCTCACGCAGGTGGGCACTGGCCTCCATCTCGCTGTCGGCGCGGCCCTTCATGGCGGCCATATCCGCTGCCGGGTCAAGCTCGCACAGCTGCCTGAACTCGGTGGGCAGCATACCGGCAGCTAACGCCAGCGAGTCGCCCTTCAGACCCAAGGCAGCAGCGTCATAGATCGCCTGAAGCCTAGCTTCGGTCGCCTCGACTTTGCGCGGTGAGAATGGTATCGATTTGAACATATGCGGATATTAGCGCATTTGTGGGCAATGTTGGCTATCAACATTTTTTTAAAAAAATAAAAAATTTCTTCTGACACCTCCGTGACCG